TGTTGCGGCCATCTCTTCTGGCGTTACCCCGTTGCGTCTGGCCAATAGCTCCAGATCAGCGAGTCCCTGCCAGTCGAGCTGGATTTCCAGCGGTTTTCTTTCAAGCACAGGGCCTCCTCGGCTACTTCAGGCCACGTCTGTTTTCGCGTTAAGCTCTTCCATCATCTGGTTCAGTCCGCGCTCGAGGATTTCCCGGGCGAGAACGGCTTTCTGTGTGCGCTGGAAACGGGCCATGGCCGTCAGCAGATCGTCGGCCACCTCGTCGAGGCGGACCTTTGTGGGCTTGTCGTGCATGTGGCTTGGGTCGAAGTGCATCGTTTTTGCTCCTTTGAGCATGCAAGGTGGTTAAGCGGCTTGAGTTGCGGTGTTCTTGGCGGCTTCTTCGCGCTCAGTAAGCAGAAGCTCAATGGCTTTGCCTGTGCTGTAGCCGACCATCGTCCCACTGGTTGCGCGGGAGATCGTTGCCTGCGTGGTGCCGCACTTTTCAGCTACTTCTGTCTGCGACAGCCCGAGCTGGAAAAGGCGATTCAACATCTCTTGAACTGTCATGACTGGAATCCTATGAGGTTTTGCATGAGGAATCATACGAATATGCATTGCCCCATGCAATAGAATTCTCATAATCCGCATTCGTATATTTGGTGAGTCATGGATATCGCTGGGCGCATACGCGCAAAAATGGCCGACACCGGCCTGAATGAAACGCAGCTCGGCAAGAGGTCTGGCGTTCCTCAGCCAACCATCAACCGGATACTGTCCGGCGAAAGCGCGAGCCCGCGCATGCCAACCATTGCCAAGCTGGCGCGAGCGCTCAAGGTTTCACCTGAGTGGCTCATGTACGGAATCGGCGACGACGCCTTTGACGCCAACGTGGAATCGGCGCAGGGGCCTACTCGGTATTACGAATACCCAGAAATTAGCTGGGTGCAGGCTGGTGTGGCGGCTGAGGCAATGGATTTGTTCAACGTAGGCGAGTTCGAAGCGATGCACCCCTCAGATGCCTGGGCCGGGCCAAACGGCTTCTGGCTAAAGGTAAGGGGGCCGTCCATGACATCGACAAACGGAATGAGCTTCAGCGAGGGAATGCTGATCCTGGTAGCGCCGGGAGGCGACGTGGAGAATGGTCAATATGTCGTGGCAAAGCTGATAGACACTAATGAAGCGACGTTCAAGCAGTTTATATGGGATTCAGGGCGGGCCTACCTAAAGCCTTTGAACCCTTCATTCCCCACCGTAGAGGTGGATGACACCTGGTCGGTCGTTGGGCGCGTGGTTGACGCCAAGTGGCCTAGATCGGTTCTTTAAAGCAGGAAAACACCTAATCAAGCCCGGCTCATGTCGGGCTTTTTTACGTCCATGAAAAATATTATGCAAAAACGTATTGACCAATATTATGAGAATTCGTATAGTCACTCCATCGAGTCACCCAACAGGGACTCGCCAGGGCCTACCAAGACCCGCCGCAACACAGGCAGCGATGCCAGGCAGACGCCGAACGCTCTTTTACAACTTGACGTGACCCAACGACGTACCGGCAACCCCGGTGGTGAGAAAGCTAAACCGTCGTCCATGCAGCCTCTGGTAGCTGCCGTACTCCCTCATGTGAGTACGCGAAACCACGCTTCCAAACCGGAACAGCATCGAACACGAAATGTGCGACGCCGGTGAGAGACGACTCGGAAGTGTTGCGTGGTGGAGACAACAGATTTCCTCGATGACCTTGGCGACAGGGTCATCCGGAAAATCAAACGGAGACACCAAGATGCTGACGAAAGAAGACATCCCCCGCTTCCGCGCCGAGGCAAAAAACTTCCGCGCTCACGCCAAAGCAGCGAGATCTGAAGCGGCGAAGTGCAAAGCGGCCGGCCACTGGGTTGGCAAGCTGAAGGCTGAGTGCCGGGCCACTGAGTACGTCCGAGACGCCCAGGCGCGGGACAAGTGGATCAAAGAACTGAAAGCAGCATGACGGACCTTTTCACTGATGCCCATCCAGAGCGGTGGGCATCGGGAAAACAACCGAGGGCAAGACGATGAGCAGGCCACACTACTTGTTCGAACTGGAAGACCCGGCAGCGACCGACGCGGATTACGAGGTCGGAACGGGCCAAGGTAAGTACAAGGTTTTCGGATGGCGCGGCGAGGTCATCGACGTGGTTGAAACTCTGGACGAAGCCGAGGCGCTCGTTGCCGCGAATAGCTGAACAACCCGCGCCACGACAGCCTGTCGTTAACTGCCCTATACCGGTGATGGTTGAGGTCCTGGGTGGTCAGGACGAATCCGGTTAACCCACCCGAGGCCCTGGTACTCCCCAGCACCAGGCCGCATCGGACGCTTTGTTGAATTCAAGTGGAGGAAGTGAGATGGGCGACTTTGCAAAGCTTTATCACGCGGAGGATGTCGGTCAGGTTCTGGTACTGATCGACTCTGGCGAGAACGGCCCAGAGGTTCGAATTAGCTTTAAGCCGGACGGCTTGGGCATCTGCACCATCAAGCTGAACTTCAAGGACACCGACGAGGGTTGGGATAAGGCCGAGAAGGCTTTCAAACAGATTGATGAAAAGGGCGCGATTTTGGCTGTTAAAGAAGCCGTGAAAATCGGACCTTTCTAAAACTGGTGTCTTGCGCATCGGACGCCTAACACCACACCCCCTCACCCCTATACCGGGCTCTGAGGTAAATGACTGGGATGGGAGATAGAAGATGGAAGAGCAAACAACAACTGGAAATCCAGAATTTGAGGCGAGGGTCGAGTTCAACTTCAGCTGCTCTATTGAGTTTTCCGGGTTGAACGAGGATCAGGTCAGAGAGCTGGTGATGGTGCGCCTTGATGAGCTGCTCGGTACTTTCCCAAGCAAGCTGGATCACGACCTTCCGATCACTGTGAATGGTCATGGGGCCAACTTCGGACTCAGCAACTACCAGCCATTCAGCTACTAACCCACCCCATCAACGCAACGGAGCAAGACAATGAGTGAGCGCATCCCTTGCTCGCAATATGAGCCGAGCGCCAATAAGTGCCAGAGCGGGTTTCCGCTTATACATGCGGTCTGCTGGGGCGGCCTGAGTGGGTGCCCAGCGTGCGGAAGGTCAGATAGTTCGCCGATGTGCATGCAGGAAGATCCACCATCCCACCTGATGCGCGCCGACGGTCATCCGATGGGGTGGCCTGATGCGCAATAAGTACGCCGGAACCTGCTACCGCTGCGGACTGCACGTTGCGCCCGGTGCCGGTCACTTCGAGCGATATCAAGGTGGCTGGAGAACTCAGCATGCCCAGTGCGCAATCGATCACCGAAAGGCCACCGCATAACCGCCCTATGGGCAAGAGTACCGACATGCCACAACCCAATAATCCAAATGGCTGCTTTGAGCGGCACGGATATACAGTGGTGCGAACACCTCGAAAGAGTGGCGTCGGCTCGCATCGGGCCATTTACGACCAAAGATGCCAGCAGGTCCTGAATCGCGCTGGCTACGACGCAGAAATGCAGTTCTGCCGTGATCAAGGATTGCTGGAGGCAGATGGTATCGGGAAGTGATCTGGATTGACCCGCCATAAACCAGCGAAAACTGGAATATGTGGTCAGCCAGATCACTCCACCGATGCGGACGAAATCGCGGCCTATAACCGCCCACTTGCATCACCACCGTCCTGTTCGACCTGGCTTATGCCACACAGAGCGCAGGAGCCGGACAGCGTAACCGGCACCCTTCCCCGCCTCTACCCGTCAGCACTCCTCCCCCGCGCCCATCGGCAAACAGCGGGAGGCATGAGTGTTGACGAATACAGGTGAACCAAACCTCTGAGGTATCAGTAATGCGACCAGTTATGACCATGGCCCCGATTTGGGAGGGCAACAAGAGAACCGGTTTCAAGGATCTTCGAGAAGGCCGCTTCCACCAATGGGCCGGCGAATACGAAGAGTTCGAGCCTGGCCCAGGCAACTACACCGTTGCACTGGTTGAGTATTCGGACGGCTCCATCGGCACGGTAATGCCTGATTGCATTCGGTTCCTCGATGGCGAAGAAGCCAAGTCGGCGCTGATAGATGAAGCCATTGCAAGCATGTGCAGCCAAACGCTCTAACCGGGTGAACCAACGAATGGAGAGAGTCATGAATGACCAAAACGGCGGTACCGCATTCCCTATCGTCCATCCAGATGGCTGTGGCGTTCAGTATTTCGGCATGAGCCTGCGCGACTACTTCGCGGCCAAGGCGATTGTGAAAATCGCGCCGAGTTTCGGGGAGATCGGAGAGCTTGCAACTGCCGGGCACGGAGTCGAAGAAATCCTGACCCTCGCAGCAAAGTACTCCTACGAAATTGCCGACGCCATGCTCGCCGCCCGTTCCGCCTAACCCCAAACACTGGAGGTCGCCATGCATAACTGTACTGAAACTCAAGCTGTTTGCCGAGGATGCGGCCTCAAGTTACGGGGCTCGCCGTCGTGGAAAGCCGGGCTTGCCTACCACCCTGAGCCGAAAGGCGAGGTACACCGCTGCCACTACGGTGGCTGGGTTTGCTCACGCCGATGCGACATCCGCGCCTGCGTCGAACTGGAAGGAACCATGCCTGGTTGCGGATCGGTGAACGGCTATCAGCGGCTGTCGCCTTACGCAAAAGAGAGCATCGAACGCCATTGGCCGGAGGCAGCATGAACGCAGCATTGAAGATATGCCAGGAGCGTTACGACGCTCAGTTGCCTCCAGAGGTCAGCGAGGCAGACGTGGAACAGGAGTGGTTGGAGCACTCGGCGGAACAGTTGGTGTGCGGCATGGACATCAAGTGGAAGCGTCGGTACGGCCAGCCGCAGGTGGTTACGCATGCTCGGTTCTGCACCTATCTGCAAGGCGTCTTGAACCAGCGCCAGATCGACGGCCTGGATGAGCGCGATTCGTTTGCCCGGTTGTTCCTGTCCTCGATCCTCGGCAGTCAGGCGGATTCGCGTAGTCATGCCGCCGACCTGGTCGGCCAGCCCCGCCCCATCGAGGCCGCCGAGAAGATCGCCATGGACCTGCTCAGACCCTACGCCGCCGACGCGGTAGCAGCAGAGCGGGAAGAGGCGGAAGACGACGTGGATGTCGACCTATGAGCCCGCACATCCTGATCGATGACGCACTGGAAGCCCTGGAGCATCCAGCGAGCGAGCCAGGCGCCCAGCGCGTAGTCCTGAACATGATCACCAACATGCTCACCGGCAGCGCAATCACCACCGAAGAATTCAACCACTACTGCCAGCGCCTGCTGAAAATCACCAGGCAGCGCAAGGAGGCCGCATGAACAGCATGACCCTGGCTTTCACCCATAAGTCCTGGCTCGGCGCCCTGTCGCTGGCCTACGACGCCGGTATCGAAAATGTCCACGCTTGGAGCCGTCGGGCCTGCTTGTGCGGTGAGTGGACTGTCGCTTATGAGGTGAAGGCATGAGCAATCGCGTGCACTTAAAGCCTCGCATCAAGATTGTGGATGGCGCCTGGGAAGCAATACCACCAATTGCCGTACACGTGCCGAATCTCGTTGAGCTCGCCGAGCAGTTTTGCGCGGAAAAGAATATGGATCTGGAGGTTTGGTGTGCATGCCGGAGTGAAAAAGGCATGCCAAACGCTGACGGTGGTTTCTACTGCAATCGCGGCCATGGTGGTGCATACCACTGCGCACCATGACCACCCACCAGCGCACCCGGCGCCTACTCATCTGGCGCGGCTCCTTCTCTGCCCTCACCGTCTGCACGTTCCTGATGTTGCTCAGCGCCCTCGCTGATCGAATCACTCAATAACCAACACCTTCAATCGCTGCGAGCATCGCGGCAGGGAGTCACCGTGTCCGCAGTAATTAAACACGCCGAGCACATGCCGGCGCTCTCCGAGGATGCGCTTGTCGAGGTGCTGAGCGGGAGCTTGTACCCAGGCGCCGCGCATAACTCTGTCGTGATGGTGCTGGCGTACTGCAAGGCGGCTCAACTTGATCCGATGCTTAAGCCGGTGCACATCGTCCCGATTTACCAGAAGGGCCGAGGCATGGTCGATGTGGTGATGC